TTCTGTTTTAAATAAAGATGGGTTAAAGTTTCCTACAACCCATCCTTTAAAATAATCTTCTATTTTAGTTAGTTTCATATATGTGTCCAAGTTCTGTTTTTAACGATTGAATCAATATTCCATTTACTAACTTTATAATTCCGCGCGATTACACTTGTAGAAAATCCTTGTTTATAAAGTTTTCTTATTTGTAAAACTTCTTCATTGGTAAGCTTTGAACGTGGATGTGATTCACCTCGTAATCTCATTTATACTTTATTTGATTTCCATAGATTATAAGCGGCTGTTGCTAATTCCATATTTTCAATTTTATCAACTCCATCTTTATCTAATGAGATAATATGGTCAACATGAATGTTAGAAGATAGTACTACTTCATGAAATTTAAATTCTTGGTATTCATTTTTTGTATCCTCGGTATTGAACCATACTCCATTAAGACACCCATTGATTCTAACTTGGCAATTATCACGAGTTGCAATATCAAATCTTACTTTATGTTTTGTTCCTGTCTTAATAGTTCGTTTGGAAGTTGTGGGTTTTAAGGTAGTTTTTAAGTTAGAGAATACGAATCCAAGTAATACAGATAACTTTTGTTCTCCTTCAATATCTATAAAACTCATCAGATTCTTCCAAATGTAGTCTTGGTTTCTATCAACTGACCAGTATTGGGTTGTTTCATCTGAATATAGTTGTTCAAATTTATCTGCAAAACCATTAAAGAAATTCATATATTCTTTTTCTTTAATAGTATATCCATCTTTTTCTAATTCTGATAATGTTGCGAATAAATAACAAAATAAGGTTTTTCTAAATTTCATGTTAGTTTTTTCACCAAACATTGAAAACATTATTTCACATATTTTTTTAAATAATTTAATAGTTTCATTTGAAATTTCACTATCTTCTAAATTATACAATTTGTTTAATTGGCTTTGTCCACCAAAAGAACCATTCATTATAAAATTAAAACATAGTGCTAATAATTCTTGTTCTTTCATTCTGGCAGCAGAAATTGAATCAATTTTATTATCTACTGATTTCTTATATCCACTAAGAGATATTTCTCTTATTAATCTTGAGATTGCTTTATCATGTGCATTTCTTTTTTCCTGTGGATTCCAAGTTACACCACTATTTAAATCAATAGCCAACTTATGTAATTTGGATTTTGAAGCTGATGTTACCATTGATACAAGTAAATATTTGGATTTAAATTGAATACGAGATGAATCAAATTCAGTTTTATTTTTAATAATCTTAAATTTATTCGTTAAATAATGTTCAATTGCACCAATACGATTACTACCATCGAGTATAACGTATTTATAACCATTTTTTTGGCATTTTGTAAAGTATTCAATACTAGAAGTATCTTGTATGTTGTTTGCGTGGATTAAACAAGCGTCAACATCAACTAATACAATTAGTGAATGAATATCAGAATCATATACAGATTGTATATATTCTTTTCTTCGAGCCAAATCCCATGCTCCTGCTTGGATTCTGTTGAATTGAATATCGTGGAATATCTTTCCATCTTGATATAAGGTATATAGTTCTTCGAAAGAGAACTCAAAACCATTTGTGTTTGGACTAAATTTCATAATTTATTTGTTTTAAGGTTAATTATTAATTATACTCTAATATACGACTTTTAATTGATATAACCTAATTAAAAGTAAAAAACTTTTCAGCTTCTATTTCTTGTAGTGGGAGTCTGTATATTATACCTGGTATATCGTCTGCTCCTTTTTTGTGCCAATGTGTTTTTTCTACATACTCAAATCCATATCTTTCGTAGAAAGCTCGAGCTCTATCGTTAAATGCTCTTACTGATAATAGAATCTCTGGTGCACCTCGTTCTTTGCACCATATAACGAATTCATCTAATACAGTTTTGGTATTACCCTTGATACTTAAATCTGAAGCTATTTGATGTATCATGAATCCCTTGGCTTTTGATTTAACCATAGAATTTCGTGTAACCGGTGTTCTGCCAGAATACTGATGGAATGTTATTACTACTCCATCTTGTAATACCATATTTCCCTCTTGAATTCTCGATACTAACTTAAATCCTTGCTTATGCATATGTGGAAAAATATCAGGATACAAATTGATGATGGCCATTGCTTTTTCAATTGCCAAGTCCATTTCCTCACCTTCTTCTTTTATTTGTATAATATCTACCATCTGTTTATTTAAAAAACTTATTTAAAGTTAACATATTTTTATATTGAAACTGATTATTCAACCGTTCCTTTAATGTATCTTTGATTTTTTCTATACCATCCGATGTTCCTGCACCTTGTGCAAACCAAACTTTCTTTCTATATAAAAGTTCATCAGATATTTCACCTTTAAACGCATCTCGTAGTAATGGTTTCATTAATCCCTTTTCTGTTTGATATATGGGTGGTATATTTAATGAGTATTCTACAAATGGTCTCCAACTATAAGGTGTTCGTATTTCAACAGTACCACCATGCATTATAGATTGATTCTGCGAAGGGAAGTTTCCTTTATGTACATTACGTATTAGTTTTCTTCTTGCTTCATCATATGTTTCTTCAGTATAGCAGAATCGTGTTATCATTCCATAACTACCCCAAATCTCATCAGATAAATCTCCACTAAACACTACTTTAAATCCATGTTTATTTATCGCTTCACCTAACTTAATGGTTGCAAGTGCACTACCTATGTTCTGCCATTTGAATAATTCGGTTACATATAATGTAGTATCAATTGAATCCATAATTTCATCATCTGTCATATGAATTTCATGTAATTTGATACCAAATTCTTTGGCTGCCATTCTTGCAAACTTTATATCACTACCACCCTCGGTTGTTACTACGAATGCTTCTAATTTAGGATATAACTTGGATAAAAGATATGTTGTTATTACTGAATCAATTCCTCCACTTAGAAGTGTACAAATAGGAACATCCGAAATCATCTTCACTCTTACTGCTTCTTCTAAATCTTTTCTGATTCGTTTAACGATAGTTTCCCTATCATCATATATAATTTCAGTAGGTAATTCATAATAAACCACTTTCTCATCTTCTAACGTTTTATAGTTATATTTTAGATAAGTACCAGGTGTTAATGTTTTGATTTGTTTAGCATATAATTCTGATATAGGTAATCCTTTCTTTTCAGAACAAAATAACAATTCCCTTTCCTTATTTATTGCGTACCAAAAAGGAAGTTCTCCTATATAGTCACGAACTAATATACACGAATCAATTCTTGTATCTAATATACAAAATGAAAACATGCCATCTAATTCCTTAAATGATTCAGTTCCAAATTGTAAATAACTGTTAAGAATTATTTCCGTATCTGAAGTTGTTCTGAATGGTATAGTTATTTTTGATTTTAATTCTTCGGTAAGTTTACTTCCCCATAGTTCACCATTATATACAATACAAACCGTTTTTTCTTCATTCCAAAATGGTTGATTTGCAGATGATGATAAATCTTGTATGGATAATCTATTATGAGCTACCCAAAAATCACCATGTACCTCGTATGATGAATTATCTCTTCCACGATGTATGATGTTTTGTAATCCAATTTCAACGGTATCTTTTCTATACCCGTTTCCACCCAATATTCCACACATACTATTTATTGTTTATTTTTTAAAACAGCATCTCTTTCAATTGTTGTACTCATATGGTCTGCCCAATGTAGTATATATTGTATGTTTGATTGTAAATACTTAGTTGTATCATATACTTTCAAATATTTAACATTATCTTCATCATACATACCATCGGTTAATTTTATACCAAAATATTCGTTTTCAGTATATTTTACTCCGAATTTGTTCAATAGAAAGAATGTTCTATCAGTTGCAGTTAAGTAAGATAAATTAGTATTCATCTTATATACCTTTCCTTGATTTTTTACATGCCAATCCGAATCATTTTTAATATACCCCATCTCACCGATATCTCCTAATTTACCCAAATCATGATGAAATGCAGCAAATAGTAATTCTTCTTGTGTGAAATCAACAACACCACCAGCTTCTTGATAAAGTTTTAACATACGAAGACAATTTCGAGCCACGTTCATAACATGGTCAATATATCCACCCTCATACGCATTGTGGTAGTTGATGTTTCCACTCGCAGGTGATAACATTAGGTTTGAACCCAATCCATCAAGTGAATACATCTGGAGTATTGATTCTAATCTTTCTCCAGTTAAAGATGTTTTTAATGCCTCAAGGAATTTATTATAATTCGCTTCGAGTTCTTCGTTTGTGTATTTTTTCATGTAACCTATTTTTATGTTTTATTATTTTACTTTTTAATCTATTCTGTCAATCTTACAATTAACCTCACACATATTTGATGAGATTGGATGAAGAATGGAGAAATTCATTGCTGATTTTAAACCGTTTGATAATCCAAAGTTTTTATCAACAAAATAAACTGTCTTCGTACCATCTTGGTTTGTTAACTGTTTACTTAATTTTTTAGGAACTTGAGGGATACCAACAACTGGTTTATCCACCTCTTCACCCTTCATGAATACTTTTATACTCGCTGCCATGTATTATGTTTATTTATTACAAATATACGAAATTTATTTGATATAACCAAATATTTTACTATATATTTTCATTTAAAGCGTTTATATACGCCATTTCGGATTGTACTCCTGTGAATCGTTGTACTTCTTCACCATTTTTTTCAATAATAACAGTTGGTACAGAACGTACATGGTACTTCTGTGCTACTTCATATTGAACTTCGATATCTATATCCTCAAAATTTACATTATTAAACTTTGATTTTACATTTTCCATTAAGGGAGTTAGAACCTTACAAGGTCCGCACCAATCTGCATAAAATTTCTTTACGTTTATCATATTATTGTTTCCTTTAAATTAATTATTCTGTTTTTGTTATTATTATTTATATATAATTTTTGAAGTGTTTCATCAATATCAATACCAAGATATTCACTCAATCTATTAAGTTCATTGTTTACATATATTTCCTCATACGTGAACAATGGTATATTGTGTTTTTTTGATAATTGTGATAATGCGGTGCCATGTTCTTTAAAATGATACATACATTCATTTATCAATTCTTCATCAATATTCCCATATGGTTCTCTTATATGGTATTTAGAATAATCATCACCATATTTAGATTTTCTAAATGCCAATGATTCCGATTGTTCTAATTTATTTTTCCTATCCAATAAGATTACCTTATCAGATTTTAGTATAATTTGTTCACCGAACTCAAATAAAGAATCGTATCCCTTTGCCTGTTGGTGAATTAGTATTTTGTAAAACACATCATCTTCCAGACTTGATATTTCTCTCTCTTTGAGAAACGGCATTGTTTTTAATTCTAAACCAAATATCTTTGAAAGATATAGTGATAAATTAGTTGAACCACTTCTCGATGTACATAATATACTAACCATCGCAACTTACACATTCGATATCCATTGCTCTCGATGCAATATCACCCCTAAGAACTGATTCGGTTCTCATGTAGTATAGTGTTTTAATACCCTGTTTCCAAGCTTCCATTGTTACTTGGTTAATCCACTTAGGTGATACCACCGATGGAAATGCCAAATTCAATGAAACTCCTTGGTCAATGTATTGTTGTCGTACACCTGCTTGTTTAACCAAATCCATTTGGTTAATTTCTTTAAAGGTTCTGAATACATCTTTTACTGGATATGATTTCTGAGAATCACATTCATCTACGTCAGCACATAGTACCATTTTACTATTCAAGTAACACCAGTTATCCAATTCTAATACATCTTGAACTGAACCTTCATCACTTAATATTTTATCCCATGTATCTTTATTATTGATACCTGCTTTTCTTAGAACTTTTTCAAGTTCACTATTTCTTCTAATGAAAGTACCTTTTGATGTTTGTTCGGTGAATACGTTTGCCGCCCATGGTTCGATACCAGGAGAAACGTTACCACTTAATTTAGAGTTAGATACGGTTGGAGCAATTGCTCTTAAGTGAGTATTTCTTAGTCCAGTTTCTCTACACCATAATGGTTCACCGTATTCTTCGGCCATATCTCTACTCGCTCTTTCTGATTCTATCTTTAGTTGAGAGAATATCTTACGAGTTTCAAATTGTGCCTCCATACCTTCAAATGGAATACCTCTTTGTTGTAAATACGTGTGCCATCCCAATACACCCAATCCTAATGCTCTACCCTTTTCTGCAGATGCAACTGAATGTTCGAATCCTTTCATATTCTTGGCCTTATGGATGAATTCCGAAAGAACTCCATCTAAGAACCAACTTGCAGTATAAACTAAATCAGTATCTTTCCACTCATCGTATTTAGATAAGTTTAATGAAGATAAACAACACACAAATGAATGATTTTCATCAGTATGTAGTGTAATCTCAGAACATATGTTAGTCATATGTACTTTTAATCCGTTTTTCTTATATGCTTCTGGGTTTGCTTTATTTATGTTACCCTTAAACATAATATATGGTTCTCCTGTTGCTTTTCGTTTCTGAAGTAACTTACCCCATTTTCTACGTGCATCTTCGTTACCATCTTGTAGTTTTCTCATAAACTTATCACCTACAACAGCACATTGATGAAGATTTAATGATTGTCTATTCACATCACCTTTAGGTTCTCTGATTTCTAACCATTCTTCAAAATCTTTATGTTCTATGTTTAAGTTTACCGATGCTGCTCCTCTTCGTACCGAACCTTGATTGGTAGCAAGGATTGTAGAATCATATATCTTAGCAAATGGTATTACACCATCCGATGTTCCATTGCCTGTAATAGTAGAACCAGCGGGTCTGATTTGGTTGATTCCTACACCAACTCCACCACCGTGTTTTGCTAATAGCATTAATTCTAAGTTTTTAGAACCAATATCAAAAATTGAATCGGCCACGTCAATACCAAAACAAGAAATTGGTAAACCTCTATCAGTACCAGTATTTGATAATACAGGTGTTGCTAAGTTTAACCAACCTTTCCAAATGTAATCAAAGAATTTACTTGCCAACTGTGGTTTGTTCAATCTCTGTGCTACTTTGGTTGATACTCTCCAATATGCATCTTTTGGTTTCTCACCAGCGAGTAAATAACCTTTTGATATTGTTTTTACATATATCTCAGTATTACCCCATGATGGAAAATCTACATCAAGTTCCCAACCTAACTCTTCACCGTAATTTTTAGCCATTTCTTCTTTTCTTTATTATATTGTACTTAATTTTTTATATGAGGATTTTTCTTGGTTTGTATCCATAATTTCCGTACAATTCCTCATCTTTTTTTATATCCACTAACGATATCCCACTCGAACTATCAACATTTCCTTTTTCTTCTTTTGTATTTATCAAACTCAATGGTTCTGTAAATAGGAAGTTGGTATCCTTTACTAATTTGAAATTGATATATGAATCATCATTTTCTATTTTTGATGCATATGAACGAAGTACATATTCCATCACTTCCTTTGGTAACAATTTAGCTTCGCTAAACTTTATTTTATAATTTCCAGTTTCACCATCCCATTTATGGAAAAGGGGTTCACCTTTTTTTATATCAACCAATGCAAATAATCCAATACCTTGTACGGTACTCGGTCTTTGGTATGATTTAATACTTGTATTTAAATATTCAAATGGTGTCATATTTTTAAAATAAATCTCCCCAATCTTCTCCTTCATTTGCCTTACTATAATCAGTAGGTCTAATAGCGAAGAAATCTGTATGAGTTAATCCTCCAGTTAAGTGGTAGAACCAATCCAATTCTGATGCAGAGTTTTTATCATATTCAAAGTACTCATCAGAACCCTTTGTTGGAACGTATCCCAACTCGTGTAATTTCTCATTTACTCTCTTTATAATAAAATTCTTTAAATCTTTCTTTTTAAGGTTTTCTAAATCACCCTGTTCGAACATCATATCAATGAAATCATGTTCCAACTTAATAATAAGTTTTGCTGCTTCGTAGATACCTTCTTTGGCATCATCTAACAGTTCTGGGAATTCTTCACACATGTGTCTGAATAGTTGACATCCCATTTTAGAATGTAGTGATTCATCACGTACACTCCATTTCATTTGTTGTCCAACACCTTTCAACATATTTCTCATTTGGAATGAGTATAATACAGCGAATGATGAATATAACGATACACCCTCGGCAAATGCCGAGAATATCGCTAATGAACGTCCAACTTCTTTTCTTGCAATAGGATTTGTTGCCAAATCCGTATGTTTCCAATCGTTGGTTGTTGAGGTTAGGAGTTCAAACTTCGCAGCAGTTGCAGGTTCGTGCAAAAACGCTGAGAAGTCATCCAATCCTAAAGTTTCATTTAAGTATGAATATGCAATTGCATGTATTGTTTCTTGTGAACCAAACATCA